GTCTGCCTCTCGATGACCAGCAGTTTGCTATCGATAGGGGCCTCAAACTGACCGACAGCCTGTACGAGTCGGACATCGTGATTGAATACGAGGAACCAAAGATGACGATTGACGTGGCCGCCGTTGGGAAGACTCTCAAGAGCCCTGATCTGACGGCAGAAACAGCATTCGATCTTCAGGATCAGCTCACGGCCTGGACACCGGAAACGGACGACGACAAGACCTCCCGGCGCAGCCTGCAGTCGACTCTCACAGCCAAGATCCGCAAGAACGGTTGGAAGCGGAAAGAAACTGCCGATCCGGCCGCGATCGAAGATGCCGGCATGAGCGCCGATCTTGCAGCGGTTCCCGCAGTGGCCGAAGATGCCAACGCCGCGGCTGCCATTACGACAGCGGTTGCTGAGGCAACCGAGTGCGTGGACGGGGTCTGCGATTGGACAGGGTTCACCCTGACCGATGAGGACCAGGCGTTCTTCGCCGACGAACAGAAGGTTTACGACGAGCTTTGCGTCGAGCTGGATGCCGCCGGCACCAGCGGCGAGTTGAAGGACGAACAGATCAAGGACGCCAAGCTGGATGCGGAAGCCCGCAAGAAGCTGAGTGGCAAGTCCTTCTGTGGTCCGAATCGCACCTTCCCCGTGGAAGACTGCGCGCATCACACCGCAGCCCTTCGGCTGCTCGGCCGGGCCAAGATCAGCGACGGCGCCAAGGAGAAGATACGGGCCTGCGTGGAGAGAAAGGGCAAGACCTTGAAGTGCGGGATTACGAAGACCGAGGACGCACAGAACAAGTGCTTCAATTGCGGCTCTAAAAAGAACCTCGGCTTTACTTCCGATGGCGAGTACGTCTGCGAAGAATGCTCCGACAACCTCAGGGATAAGCTTCGGGGACCGATCAGTGATGAGCTGAAGACTCTGGCTGCCGACCTGAAGCTGTTCGATGCCGAGGAGGCCGACAAGGACACCCGGGCCACAGAGGTCAAGGAGATTCTTGGCCACTACGAGTGTCTGGACAAGCATCACAAGTCAGCGGCTTCCGACAAGCACGGACTGCAGTACAAGATGGAGGATCTTCACAGCGCCCTGGGCGAGCGGTGGAACAAGGACCGTTATGTCGAGTGGGCCAAGAAGTACCTCACTGAGAACATCAAGGATTCGTTGCTCATCACCAAGGACGAGCTGGCCGAGAAGGACGACGCCGTTCTGGGCTTGACCGATGAGCTGGCGACGATCCGAACCAGTGTCGCCACCAAAGATCGCCTGCTCGCCGCCGTTCTTCTGGACTCGAAGACGAGCCTGGCAACGACTCTGGTCATGCACAACTGCCTGCGGAGGAAAGACGGCTATGTTGGCCTCGATCCGAAGCAGATTCAGGACAAGATCGCCGAGTTTGCCAAGCGCCATATCCAGAGTCTGAAAGACGCTGTGACCGACCTTTTCACCGAGCTGCAATGGAACACCGCGGCCGAACCGGGGAAAGCTGGCACCGACCAGGGAACCACGGTAAACGACAACGCTCACGTAGATGAGGTGGATGGTACGGACCGCGAGCCGGCCCTGATCCCTGCGCTCACGGTGCAAGACACCCAAAAGCTTCAGCGCATGCTCACCTACATTCACGACGCCACGGACCGCGAGCGGTACATCGCCGATGTTCGTTACGGCCGTGTGCAGCTCAGCTAAGCAACCAAGACTTAGGTTGCAGGAGAAACTATCATGCCAGTCGATCTCAATAACCAGTACACCGGCAAACTGTTCGGGCAGGACCGTATCGGTCAGACGACCCCGGACCTGGAACTCTCTGAGCCCCTGAAGCCCTGGCTGCCTGTTCCGTATCCGGCGCCCTATCTGCCGGGTCTGCGTCAGGATCAAGGCCATCCGAAGTTGGCGTCTGTCGTGCTCAGCTCGCAGCATCTGATTGGGCAAGACAAGAGCGGCGCGCTCGTTCCTTCCGGCCTGCAATGCGGAAAGACTCCCGCCGGTTCCAACGTGTGGTGCATCATTCAGTGGGGAGCGGGATCGATTGATCAGTTCACCATTGATCCTCGCACCGGCAACGCCGTCACCCCTGGCGACCATTGCGTCCTGGCAGCTCCTGCCGATGCCGCGCCTGGCAACGTCACCCTGACCAATGGCACCGTGATTGCGGTCAGCTGGACCGACATCAACTGGGCCTGGAACTGCACCCTGTTCCCGAGCGTGACAACCGGCACGACCCTGTCCGGGTCTGCCACCAACGTTCCTCTGGTTCCGGTGCTCACGCCTTCCGCCGCTGCGACCAAGTCCACCTTGGTTTACACGCAGGCCGCGGCTGGCGACTCCTTCGTCGGTCAGCTGGTCTTCCAGGTGGGCGCGGCCGGCACACCTGCCACGGTTGAGTTCAACGGGACACTGGCCGCAGCTGCGACCGCTGTGACTGCGGCGATTACCGCCCTGGCTCCCGCCTCCGCTGTGACTGCTGCCAACGCGGCTCTCACCGCCGCGAACACCGCGCTGACCACAGCCAACACCGCTGTGACGACTGCCAACACCGCTCTCACCGCCGCGAATGTGGTTGTGACCACGGCCGGCAACACAGTGACTGCGACGGATCTTGCCAACCAGTCTGCGGCTCTGGCGGCCTACAACACCGCTCTGGCCAACCTGGCGACTGCCCAGACCACTCAAGTTGCGGCACAGGCTGCTTACACCGCCGTGTTCAACCTGAACGCTGTGACTGTTGCGGCCACCACGACCACACTGACCCTCACGGGCGTGGTTGACGGCGCGCTCCTGGCCGGCACCAACTCCTTCGTCTTCACCAGCGACATCGACGACGTGGGCCATGTGGGCACGGCAGTCCCTTACTCATATGGCACGGCCCGTCCGATCGGCGTTTGCACTCGGAACGTCTTCCAGTACATCGGAGGCGTGAAGATCATCGACAAATCGCTCGCCGGCGGCATCCTGTACCGCCTCGAAGGCCTGAACCCCATCGGATTCCAGGTCATGAACTACATGCACGAGATGGGCACGGCCATCCAGACCCAGTACGTGCTGAAGGTGCCGTGGATCGGGGCCACGCCGAACACGCTGCAGCAAGACGCAACGACCGACGGCATTCAGGGCTACGTGCAGGGCTATGGACGCACCTTCGCCCACTTCACGGGCCTTCCCACCACCGGCGCAGGCGTGACCTTCTCGCAGTTCCAGAACGACCAGGGCAACTACACGGTGTTCAACCCGGCAGTCAACTCTCCGGTTGATCTGGTCGGTCGCATCATCGGCGTCGTGAACATGATCAACAAGATCGGGTTCTCGAACCGCATCAAGACCCTGTGGGATCCGTCTCGCATGGTTGGCCCGATGACGGATCCGAATCCGGCGGCCATCATGATGGGCGGCTCGGCCACTGCCGGCCTGCCTTACGACCTGAACCTGACGACTGACGGCATCTACAAGGCCTCTCAGCTGCAGAAGACTCAGGCCCGGCCCGAGTACGGCACCTACGTCCTGGTCCGCGTGCTCCTGTAATCCAGGCACATGCACCTTACTAACAGTTGGTTGGAGAATCCATGCCGCAGATCGTGATCACCCAGGGGCAAGCGTATGTCAAGGGCGACGGTCTGCGGTGCATGGCCAAACGCTCCGATGGCACAGGCCGCGTCTGCGACAAGCTTCTGGTCAAGAAGAACCCAGCAGGTGAGATCGCCGGAGCATTCCAATGCCCCGATCGCCGGTGTCGCCAGCCTATCCAAGTCGAGACCAGACGATAACTGCGGTCTCTGACGCACACCTTTACAATCCGCCGGCCCACGTTGGACCAAACCGCCCTGAGGAGGGTATTTTTCACATGTCAAAGACCAAGGTCACTCCCGAACAATTCAAGGCAGAACTTGAACTGCAGGATCGGTTTGCGACAATCTTCCGCACGAACGGGTGGGACCCGGTCGCCGATAAGAATGTCGACATCAACGATGCCCTGGACATCCAGAACGCTGCCTTCATGATTCCGAAGGCGATGACGACCATCGTCCAAGAAGGCATTGAGCCGATGCTGATCGGTACGCATCTGCTTCAGAAGATCCAGTACAAGCCCGGCATGATGACAGTATTTCCGGCCGTCGAGCCTCTTCGTGCAGAGGAAACCGGTGACGGCATGGACCTGCCGATCTACAACATCAACATTGGTGGTGCGCAGTCCTTCGGCGTGACCGTCAAGCGTCACGGCCTTCGCCTGAAGATCGCCAAGCGGTTCGTCGAGGAGTCGGCCTATCCCTGGATCAACTTCTGGCTGCGTCTGGCCGGCAATGCTCTCGCGCGTCACAAGGAAGAGTACATCTTCGACTTCATCACGAAGCTCGGCACGTTGGTCTTCGACAACGACCCGACCTCCCGCCTGTCCAGCTCCCCGCTGCAGCCGATCAAGGGTGTCACGACCGGCCGTAACTACAAGGGCGTGCTGAACGGCTCCATGACAGTGGACGACGTGTTCGATATGTACGCGGCTGTGCTGCTCAACGGCTTCGTGCCCGACACGCTCCTGGTCCACCCGATGGCGTGGCTGATGTGGGTCAAGGATCCTGTCCTCCGTGAGTTTGCCATTCAGGCAGGCGGCGGCAGCTTCTTCGCCAACTTCACCGGCAACCCCGCGGTGCTTGGCAACAAGTTCTACAACAACGGCGGACTCGGCATCGGCCAAGGCCAGACCGGGCAGTACACCAACGGTCAGCTCACCGGCGGCGAAGTGTCGCAGGCGACTTCTGGCAACTACCAGAACATGACGTCGGCCCCGATCCTGCCGAACTACCTCGGCATTCCATTCCGGATCCTGGTCAGCCCGTTCGTGAACTTCGATCCCGAGCAGCGCACAACCGACATCATGATGTTCAACAGCCGCAACCTCGGCGCCCTGATTGTGGCTGAAGAGCCTCATGTCAAGAGCTGGGAAGACGGCCAGTACAACATCCAGAACATGTCGATCGAAGAGACCTACGGCTTCGGCATCCTCAACGAGGG